ATTATATATAGAGCAGCATCTTCTTATCGTCGTTGACTTTAGGTAGATAGCCAGGTCATAAATCTGGCTATTGGGGAGATGATTCCCCCCTTCTCTCGTGCTTCTGGCACCCTTTGGAGCTCTTATGTCTGATTCACCTGAAACTGTAAACATACCGAATTGGTTTACCTGGCGTCAAGAAAAACGTAGTCCGTTGGGGCCTGAGACTTACGGAAACACTGAACGAGGATGGGTCCTTTTAGGGACTCGTGCTCGAACACATGTTGGTGAGTCTGTAGGTCCTAATTGGCGACGTATTATCGCTGATGGAGGTAATGCTACTTCGGATCTTAATGCTGGCGGCGTTTTTGTCGACAGCCTTGAGCAGACTCTGATTACAATGGGTTGGAAAACCTATTGGCCAGATTCTGATGTTGTTAATACATATCAGTGGTCAGAATTGTCGGGCTACTGGTTAGTTCCGGACTTCCCTAACCCCGTTTCTATAGGGTTTGAGGAGGTAGTTCTAAAGGCAGACAACCGAGCACTTATCAAGTATCGTGAGAAGATTGCCGCCACTCATTCTGCCTTTAAAGGCATGGTGTTTGGTGGTGAGCTTGCTCAAACGTTACAGTTGATAAGAAATCCCGCTCAGGCATTACGCAGAGGCTTTGGAAGCTATTTAAACCGTCTCAAGAGAGATGGTCCTAGACTTCCTCGCTCTCGGCGTCCTTCCTTTGTTAGGGATACCTGGTTGGAGTATAGTTATGGTTGGTCCCCGCTATTTTCAGATGTAGGCGATGCCATTGACAATTTTTATCAGAGTAAATGGGTCAGACCCCTTTTCAAATTTGTAAAAGGGAATTCTGGTCTACTACGAGCTGATTTTGCCACTGGCACTCGAACTGCATTTGATGGCTGGGCTCAACACACACTTCAATGGGATCAAACCCAGATCAAGGAAGCTGGCGTTCGCTACTATGGAGTTTATCGCTCCACTGGTGACGGCGTTGCTAATCTTGGTCGTTGGGGTTTTAGTCCTAGTGAGTTTGTTCCCACATTATGGGAACCCATACCGTACTCTTTCCTGGTTGATTATTTCACCAATATTGGTGATATAATATCTTCCTGGTCCTATAGACATTTGGTTCCAGATTGGACGGCTAGAGGGGAAGTTCGTCGCTCTATCAGTAAAACTGAGAATGCGAAAATACTTCCGAACCTTGAAATCGCCCCTTTTGGTTACCATTTCTATAGTTCAGGAAAACTCGGTGAGTCGACTCTTAGTTCTAAGCTGATTGCCCGAAAACGTCTCGTGTATCCTGGTCTTCCTTCATTGGAATGTCAGGTACCCGGGATGGGGACAAAGTGGGTAAATATTGCCGCTTTGACCAAACAGCTTAGCTCTACTAGGAGAGCTTTAAGGTCCTGAGTCTTTGCTCAGGTCTCTAATAACCTTACTTCTGCCTTGAGGTTTTAGTCTCATGTGGTCACCTGACCTCTCTACTACGGGCGCAGCCCAAACTGGGTTTACTTCACCAACTTATTCGTTGGCGGTAGACCTTGCTCCTGATGCTTCGTCCCGCCAGTATGTTGTTACCACTTTAAGTGGTACACAGACTGGCGTTCGGGTATCCTCAAATGGCGATCCATTTACGCATACGGTTCGTAAGTCCCCTTACAGGGCTCTTCCGACACCGAATCCGGTAACTGGTGCCTATGGGAATATTCCGAAGAATCGTGTAGAAATTTTAACTCGTAAGGGAGTGAAAGTCGATTCTGCTGGCAAGATCGAGACGATGAACCTCCGCTTGATTGCGGAAGTTCCGGCTGGATCTGAAGTCAACGACCCGGCTAACATTCGTGCCGCCGTGAGTGCGATGCTAGGTCTTTTAGCCGAAGAGGCTCAAGACTATGGCGACTCGCTCATTACAGGCATCTGGTAAAAGGCGTAAAACACCTCGAACCAGGGCGCGTAAGCGCTACTTACTTGGGTTAGTAATAAAGATTTTATTACTTTCCAGTGCAGTTCTAATGCTGTTCTTCAAGATCATAACATGGTCTGAAGCTCAGTTTTTGTTCCGCATGCTTTAATTTCTCTACATGAAAGGACAGGCATTTATGGGTATTCGCCCTCATGCTCTTTATTCTTGCCTTTACTCTGATCTATCCCGGGTACTTACTCCTTCTGCTCTGATGAGAATCAAAGCTGAGGAAGAGTGGCCGGGAATGTCTTTTACCGAGCGTGCCGCTCTCTCCATTCGAACATCGCTCCTCAAAAAAGAGGAGTCAGGGTTAAATGAAGTGACTAAGGCTCGTGCGCTCGATAAATTCTTACAAATCAATTTGAAATGTAAGGATTGGAGACTAGTACAAGATGAGAACTTTGGCGATGATTACCTTTTAGGTGAAGTCAAAAACTTCATTTATAGGTTTTGGAACCGAAGTAACCCGAAAGGGGCTCTCAATCCTTTGGTTGATCACCCTTATGACCTCCTCGAAAGAGGGAAGGTCGGTCCGGGAGCAGCCATAGGAGCTAGGGGAGGTGACTTCTATACGAAGTTATTTTCCTCAAAGCTAAGTACTACCGATCAGGGTCTGTATTCTATATACAGGCGCTATATACAGGGATTCCCTGAGTGGGCTAATGCCGAGAATACTCGGATTGCCTCCTACGGTGAACTCGATATAGTCAAAGGTAACCGTTTAGACTTCGTTCCGAAGAATGACGACATCTCTCGTAGTATCTGCATCGAGCCCTCGCTGAATATGTTTTATCAGCTTGGTCTTGAGTCCATACTAGTTGAACGACTTAATGATATCTGGGGTGTGAATCTCAAATATCAGCAGTTCAAGAATCGAGAGTTAGCCAGACGAGGGAGTGCTTTTGAGGGATCTTTTGATACAATTGATCTCTCTAGTGCTTCTGACTCTATTTCGTTGAAGATGCTACAGTGGCTGCTTCCAACTGATTTCTATCAGTTATTAGTTCGCCTCCGTAGCCCTTTTTCGAAACTCCCTAACGGGAAGCTTGAGGAGCTTCATATGATATCGACTATGGGAAATGGTTATACCTTTCCCTTGCAGACTATCATATTCTCCGCAGTCGTATTGTCTGCCTTTAGGATGAGTGGATTGGCACCCATTTTTCCTTTCGGCGATTGTGTGGGTAATTTCGGTGTAAATGGTGATGATATCGTAGTCCCTTCCTCAATTACGAGAAAGGTCCTCCGACTTCTCCATCTACTCGGTTTTACACCAAACAAGGACAAGACCTTTGTAGAAGGTCCATTCCGTGAATCTTGTGGTGGTGACTACTTTAATGGTAGAAACCTCCGAGGAGTTTATATAAAAAGACTCTCCGGTCCACAAGATTACTACTCTGTAATAAATCAACTTAACCTGTTCTCAACAAGAACGGGGATCCTCCTGCCTCGGTTAGTGCAGCACCTCCTTAAAAAGGTAAGGTTTCTGCCTATTCCGATATGGGAGAATGACTCGTGCGGCCTTAAAATGCCTTGGTCAGTAGCTAAGAGATATGTGAGAGGGGACAGGGATACGCAAAGTATTTTATACTATGCGTTGACCCCTAACCCTCCACCACTCTGTCGGCTAATGGACTCGACAATTAAGACTCCGTACGGGTATAAGTCTCGTGAGTATAACTCATCCGGGTTATTACTCTCGATATTACAGGGATCGGTTAACCCTGAGGGTATTCCTCTTATTCCTAAGAGGGTACACTATAGGGCGAAGCCTCGTGTTGCCTGTAACTGGGACACCCCATTGCAGAGTGACATAAGAACGGTCCAACTCTTCTCGGGTTGGTTCGTCTTTGGACGGTGGGAATCCGTCGCTTACCTTAACTTATTTAGTTAAGGTTGGTCCGTGAGGGGAG